ACGTCGCCAGTTGTACTTGTTGCTGTTGCTGTTGCCGCTACAGTTAATGTACCAGTATCGCGAGCTAAAGTGTTGTTCCATCCAACGCTGATTACGTATCCTGCGTCGATTACACGCACTGGTAAACCTAGCGTATCAGATGTACCAACTGTCAAAGTTGTGCCAGTAGCACCGCTTACAGCCACTTGAGTGATCTGATAGAAAGCCTTGGTTGTTGTAACAGCAGTAGAAACAGATGAGCTAGTTGTGATTGCTTGTGTCATTGCTTGACCGTAGTAATCGTAACCGCTGATTGTTGCTGTAACTGGTGCAACGCCAAGTGTGTAGGTCAATCCTGTTGGCGTACCGGCTGTAGTAACAACTGCCGCACCGGCTGTAGTTGTCAATGTAGCTGTAGTAGCTGTAACAGCAGTCAACACGTATGTTGTTGGGTTGCTGTAACCAGTGATAGAACCTGTTCCACCCAAAGTACCAGAGATAGTTAGGTATTGACCTGAAACTAGACCAGCTTGTGATGTGTAAGAAATTTGACCACCTGTACCAGTAATCGCAACGCCTGCTAATGTAGAAGCGGCGGCTGTACCAGTTGTGATTGTCAATGCACGTGGAACGTCAACTTGAATCGCTGTAACGCCGTTAGAACGTACAACTGAAGTTGCGGATGTTCCCGCTGTAAGTGTTAAGTTACCAGCGGCGGCAGGGGTTTGTGACGCGGCAATGTTTGCGGCTTGTAATGTCTGTGGAATTGTGTCCCAAACATATACACGACCTAGTGGTCCAACGCCTAAAGACATTGGGCTTGGATCGCCTAACAAAGCATTTCCAGCGGCGTACATTGTTACAGCAGAACTAACTGTTGATGACTGTGACAATGTATATGTATTCTGTCCTAGGCTGTTTTGGCCTGTGGATGCTGAAATGTAGGAATTAGCTGTTACGCCTGAACCTGTAATGTACTGGCCTACAACGAGTGCGTCGCCAGACAGTAAAGCAGTAACTGTTAATGTTGTTGATGCGATTGTTCCTGAGAAAACCGCGTTTGATGCATAAGCACCAGTACCCATGTAGGTTTGGCCTTGAATACCACCTACGAAAATATCATCTTGAAATTGAGGCATTGATCTTCTCCTTGAAAAGCTTGATCATTTAGAAAAAAAGGGGGAAGGATTTCTCCAACCCCCTGTTCGATTACACGCCAGGTGTACCGTAAGCACAACGTGGGTCAGTATAACCAACGTCGTAACGCTCAGTAGCCTTATAACGCATAGAGTCAGTCTCGAAATCACCTTCCATGGTTTTCTCAAGATGACGACGCATTAACAGCTTGAAGCCTTCTGGAGCGTCTGTCTGTACCCACCATGCGGTAGATGAAGTCAAACGTGACAGAACTGCGGCACCTTCGTCAAGCAAGCCAATAGACTTGATTGGGTTGATGTCGTTGTTGGCGTTACCTGTACGTAGTACAGATTTCAACAATACTTCAGCTTGGAAAATGTTGCCTGGAGCCACGACTAATTGACGTGGTACCAAACGGATACGCTTACCGTTGTTGTCAACAGCTTGGCGGATCTGGATCAACATTTGCTCTAAAGAAGTCTGTGACAACACTGCGGCTGTAGACAACTGGTTAGAGAATGTACCGTTCACGATTGGGTGAGCAGTATTGATCAAAGATACACCGTCACCACCTGGATAAGAGGAGTTGAATGCTGTGTTTAGAACGTTAGCTGACAACAGTTCTTTAGTCTCAACTAAAGATTGTGCCAAGTGACGTGCATAAACTTGACCGATACGGATGTGATCGCCGTCTTCTACGAGCACTTTGGTCAAAGCGAAGGCGAGGCCATACACTTTGTACACATAGCGCTTGAGGAAGAGTACGCCACCTTGCTGATACGTTACTGGTGTACCGTCAGGCAATTGTGGTGCGGCTCCAAATCCATAAAGGACTGGCTCTTCGTGATAATTACGTGGAATACCGTCTTCTTCGCGGAACACACGGCTCCACTCGTCGGCACGTTGGTCATAGACTCCATTGAAACACTCGTTAAGAATTGGCTCAACGATTGATCTAAAGTCCGTACTTCGCATTGGTGCGGCCATAATTTACTCCTTATACGACAGCAGTTGTTGCCGCAGTGAATTGTGTATATGACAACTGTACACGAACGATCGTGTAAGAGTCACCCCAAGCGTTGTCCACATATGGTGCTAGATCAACGACGCGCATTTGACCTTGTGCACCGTTCGATTGAGCGGATGCAGAAGCCAATGTGCACTGTGACAAACCAGTGGTTGTTGAACCAGAGGTAATGTTACTGAAGTTGTACTCGCCACCGATTGTGGTTTGCGCCATAGATCCATCAGCCTGGATTTCATAGACGATGATTGGATCGTTGTAGAAGTAAGCAACGCATGAACCAGTTTGGAACGATGTTCCAGAAGGCCAGTAGTTGGATACACGACGACGTCCAGTTGTATCTGTCCACTCAACACCAGAGAATGCACCAGCTACTTTATAAGCCGCTGTTGCCGCACTGTTGCCAGGGGTTGCCGCAGGAATAATAGTACCGTTAGCGGCACCAGTAGATCCTACTGTGTCAGATGTTGCGTAACATACAGGTTGGCCTTTCAATATATTGACAGCCAATCCAGAGGTGATTCCGTTAGCGAGCGCTTGTGCGCGATCCAGACCAGAGGGGTGGAACGCAGGACGCAAGCCGAACGGAGCAGAGGTTGAACTCATGATTTCTCCTTAGTTAACCCGAAAATACGGGCAATTTGCTTGGTTGTTGATCAATACTACCAATACCCTCGCCCTCGACATTTACAAGCGAACGACCATTACTATCTCTTTGACCCTGGAGACTTTCCAATTGAACACGGATTTTGTCCGCTTCTTCACGAGGTTTGTCATGGTGCATATGCGTCATAACCTCTTGGTAAATATCCATGGGCAACTTGAACAATAACATCTCGTTGCACGAAATATACCCAACATGCTCACCTGACTTAACCCGATAATCTTCATAACCTGGTAACTCTTCAGACTTAACTGGAACGTATCCTAGGCGAATCCGCTTATCGATTGAATCGTAAGTGTTGGTTGTCGAAAGCCAGCAAAGGTGCCACCCATCCATATTGGGCAGTTTTGGCAGTGCTGATTGCGTCCACTCCTCGCTCCACATCTTTCGACGTTCCTGCGCAGAAATGAACTTGTCTTCTGGAGCCTGGTGACTTGCTTCCCCGTTAGAACGGTCTTCGCGTGCGCCAGCCTTCAAAGATTTTTTAAGACGTGATTCCATAATTTATTCTCCAAGTATTAGTTATTGCGGTTTTGACGGTCGTACTTCATGAAGCTTTCGACCATTGCTTTTTTGCGAACTGGATTGTCCCAAGCGCCTGCTTCCTTCATTGCCCTTACCCTCTCAGGTGAAAGCACGAACTGGGAGTTATTTCTGCCCCCATAGGCCGCCGATGCTTCTCGTCCAGAACTTCCCACAACGTTCCTCGGTTTACGAACAACAGAATCACTGTCCGTTGATGCATTGTAACGATGTGGCAGTGCTTTTTGCAAGCGACTATCTAATTCTTCCCAATAATCTTTATCGGACGGATCCCATCCCTCTGCAACCATCGCTTCATCGTGCTTCTTTGCCACCATGACATCGCGGTCACTTGAGTTCGGGTTATACCAAGAATTACGACGCATCCACTCTGCCGCGTTGCGCTGAACCGAAGGATCAGGCATTGCAACATCATCGTTTCTTTGTTGTTGTCGTGGCTGTTCAGCCATACGATTCTTGTACTGTTGTAACTCAGCTATTTCTTGCTTAGCAGTGGTAAAAAGGTCTTGCGCCTCTACCATAGCCTGGCCGTCATTAGAGCTTACAGCCTCTGCTAACTTCATTTTTGCGTATTCCAAGCGTACTTGGCTATCTTCTATGTTCTTTTCTATACGCAAAATGTCGTTTTGACGTGTTCTATCCTCAACATTGGCCAAACGACGCTTGAATTCCTCGTTTTCACGCTGTAATTGCTGTAAACGCAGGTCTTTTTCTTCGTTTGTCTTGCGGATTAGGTCTTTTTTAGCCCTACGACGGTTTCTTTTGGCCGCTCTGAGCGCCTCATCGTCGTCTGGGTGGTCGTCATCTTCGTTTTCAGCCTTTGGAGGCTCTTCGGAGCGCGATTCAATCGCGTTTTCGACCTCAACATCGTCGCCAATGTTCATATCTGCGGGTATATCTACCACAGCAGAACCGTCTTTCTCTTCCAAAATGTCCAGTTCTGCTGAATCTTTTGTATCAGTTGCCATGATTGTGTCCTTTTATACGTAAACTTTGAACGATAACGGGTCATCTGTGACCGCCGCAATCAGTTCATGGTCGTTGATTGTCATGAATAGCACTGGGTCTGGGTACTCTTCGTTAGCCTCGCCAGGAACTAATCGCTCCCAACGATCTCCGCCCCACCTAGGCACGCGAACATAGTCACCAATCTCAGCCCAGGAGCCTTCGACCCAGGGTTGCATAGTGTCTTTGTTCTTAAACGCCAATGGACCAATCGCCACGATCTTACCGATCATGTTGTTCCACTTTTCGTTTTCTTTAGTTTCATCAACAATGATGATGCGGCCACGTTTCTTTTTAATTCGACGCAGTTGCACAATCACTCGACCACCGTATGGACGTTGTCCAGGGTTTACGTCTGGGAATGCCCATGCCAACTCAGTTGGATCGGACACACCTTCACTACCACCGATAATTTGAATCGGTTCGTTTGCTTCACTCATACTAACTCCTAAAAATCACCATATTTCAGGTGCATCGTTAAAGCGCTTTTCAGCGCGGCCTCAGTCCTTTAGGGGGACTTATTCTTGGTTTCGTTCTTCGTCTAACATGCGGTTTATTTGATCAAGGACATACTTGAGCCCCTGATTCTCGCCAACCATGCGTTGATACGACTCCCACGTACTGGCATTGCCGTCCGCTAGAGCCGCTCCTATTTCAGCTTGGTGCAGTTTGATCACATGGATCAGAGCTGAAATCATTTCTTTTTAGCGTGTGCTAATCCGCCTTGTGGCTTCTTAGGCTGATTACCGCCTTTGGGTTGTAGGCTTGTGCCGTCAAGCTTTACGCCTTGGGCCATACGGGTACGGTAACGTACCATGTCACTCTTTTGTTCTGCATCAGACATTGCCATTTGGGGCTCCTTCAGGTTGTGGCGGTTGCGCCGGTTGTACCGCGGGTGCGGCGGGTGGTGATGATTGCACCATGTTTGTTATCGCTTCATGAGTCAGCTTAGCGTTCTCTATTGCAATCTTTGTTTGGTTATCAACTTGATTCTTTTGAGCATCAGCCGCCAACTTAGCCTGGTCAAACATTTGCTTAGCCTTGTCTGCCGCGGCCTTACGCTGTGTCTCAGCCATGCTTGTGTCTTTAACGACTTGTGCATCTGGCGGTAACTGTCCTTGCGCCGCTTGTGCACGTTGCTGAGCCTGCTGGATCAACTGCTGGAACTGCGGTGCAAACTGCTCAAAGGTTTCTTGCGTATCTAACTTCAAGTGACCGCCAACGCTCGTGTACAGCTTGTCGTAGGTTGATGTAAGTCTTGGATCGTCGTAGTTGTCGATTGGCTTACCCTTGTTGGCCTGCGCAACATAGCCGTTGGATCTATTAAGATACCAAAGCGTCATGTGTTGTTTTATGTGTTCAATTAAGTTGTTGAGGTAGTTAGGATCAGCAAAAGGTGACTGACCCAGGAATGGGTTCATGCCAAACTGCAAGTGATCTTGAATATGCGCAATGTGGTCTTGTTGCATATAAGCATACGCAGGCTGACCCAATAACATAGCCGCATTCTCGTCCGCACTCGTCCGCTGTTCAGGTGCAGGCGTATCTTTCATCAACTCATTAATGTCTGGCACCTTCATTTGTTTGAGGAACCTGGCCAGAACTTTGTTCATGTTGAACTCTTCTGGATGCTTTTCAGCAAGTGCCAGTACAGCCTGGTTCTGAGCCATCCTTTGTGTCTCAGAGAAGATGTGTGGATCAGAGACAGGTACAACGTCCGTGTTACGGCTGAAGTCTTCCTTATTAATCTCTAGATCCGCAACAATTTCAGACTTGCGCATCTCATCCAAGTGCCAGCGATTGAGCCTGCAAAGGATCTTGAGTACACGGCCTTGTGACTCATGTAAGCGTGCATGAATTGCGCTAAACACTGCGGCGCCTTGCTCGATAAGAGCTTGCGTGGTACCTACAGGCGCATTTTGGTTGATGTCCGCTATCTTCTCTTCACTTGTGCTTACAACGCCCTTAGCGGCCGTATCTAGCCATCCTAATAGCTCAAATAGAACTTGGCTAGGTGGGTTAAACGGCATAGGCATAGCAATCTGCCTGATGTCTTGGACGCCTGGGGCTCCCTCTATCTCAACAATCTGCGTAACTTCTACTTGTTGCGATTGTCCGCTGATCTTTGCTCCTTTGAGCTTAAGCATCGTTGCAGAGTTATTGATATGCGCTGAATCAAGTAAAGCGCGAAGCGAACCAGTAAGGGCGGCACTAAGACCACCAATAAGATGAGGTAAACCGATTGCATATGCTCCCCTCCAAGGTATGAACTTGAACTCAACGATCCAGTCCAACTTGGTCATGGTTTCGTCTTGTTCTTCCCAGTTACGGTACAGACCAATCACCTGGTGGTTTAACTCGTCCACCATCAAGATGTACGGTGCCATCTTGCCTTTGGTGTACTTGTCCTCTTCCATCTCTAAGTACGTATAGATGTGATAGACCTTTCTGAGTCCGTCCTCATTGTCTTCGTACTTCTTACCTTCAATCTTGTCATTAGCCTTTTGTACGCGGGTAGGCTCAATCTCTTGTGTAGCCCTAGTCACGTCCACATCACGGTACATACCGCTTGCTATCCTGCGATTGAACTCCCAGTGCGTTATCTCGTGTACTTCAGCCGCACGCTGAGCCGTGTAGAAGTTTGATGCCGCAAAAGGCAGGATCACTCGGTCAATCGGTAAGAATTCAACGCAGGGGCGCTTTTTCTCTTCGTCAAACCACAGCTTAAAGTACTGTGAGCCACCCAGCGGTAACTGTGTCAGCAACTGTTCTTGCTCGTCTCTAAACTCTTCAATCTGCTCAGTAATCTGCCAATTCAAATAATCGCGCTTACGCTCAGCACGCTCAGCTTTGATGTCATCCATTTTGCCAAGGATCTTAGTTCTGACTGGACCATCTGGCGGAAACATCTCTTTAATTGCACGGGCGGCAAAGTCTACACAGCCTTCTGCCATAGCAGGGTGAACAACTTTAGATGCACCCATAAACGTTGCACCACCTGGCGCATCATTACCCATACCAGTACGGCGGATACCCTCTTCGTACTGCTTATCTCTTTGCTCACGTGCGTCTTTGTCTTTTCTGAGTAGATCAATATATCTTGACGCTAACGTGTTTAATTCATACTCAGCGTAACCATCCGCCATGTTGCCGTAGAAGTCAGGATTCTCTTCTGGACCATCATTAGGCGTGTTTACAACCGCGCTACCATCTGGCATCTCTTCAATGTCAAGATCCTCTTCCGGCATAGTGACATTAGCACTGCCGTCTTCATTTTCAATGTATTCTGGTTCTTGATCCATCATTTAGCCTTTTTAGGTTTGCGCGTCAATTCTAATTGCATGACGTCTTTATTTGTGGAGAGTCTTGCACTTCCGCCTTTTTTCAAACCCATGCGCTCTTTGCCTGTTAAAACCATATCTCTAGCTGTTTCTGGCGTCACACCTAAACGCTTAGCTGTCAAACCAATTTGCTTAGCTATTAATTCAAGCTTAGGTGCTCCAATAGGAGTTGTCACTCCAGTTTGAGGAGAGAATGCTCCCCATGCACGAGCTTGTGCAGGCACTGATTCCAATCCAAGCTTGGCCGCTATGTTATGTTGCCACCAGGGTCCAAGTTGACTCATCTCTGGTGTGCTAACACTTGCGCCAGGAACAACTTCTACACCTTTAACAGTCTTAGGATTGCGTGTATCAGCAAGTCCAACTGCACGGCTCCAGTGTGCATCACCTACTGGTGTGCGTGTTTGGAATCCAGTTGCAGGTACTCCAGATGCTTCAATGTACATCGGAACCTTGGGGCTCTCCATAGTAACCGCACCATGCGTTAAAAAGTTTTTCATGGGCAAAGCATGCGCTGTCTTATGTGCCAAGTGCCCTGGAACTTCTCCAAAGTCTGCTGGTCTATTTGGATCACGTTTGCCACCATGCTTTACAAACTCATCAAATCGACCTTGATTTTGTAAGTAATAAGCCAATGAACCGCGTGGTATCTCAGTATTAACTTCACTGGATGATGATGCCATACCCATCAATGCATTCATCTTTTTATATTCTTCAGTTGCTTTTTGCAAGCCAAGAAGTTTAACCATATGATTAAATAACGGATCCATGTAATACCAAGGATCCATGCCATGAACTAGACTTTGATGTTTACCAGCCTCATGCATTACATCTAATAATCTTTGTTCGTTGCGCTTATTCATCACCCCTTCGGTTGCCATAGATCCTTTAGGGTTAGCCGCGGCTCCAGGCAACATACCCAGATGCGGCATACCTTTACGGCCCTTGGATTGCTGATACATGTCAGCACGGGTAACGCCAAACAGTTGTTTTAGTATTGGATCTTCAGGAGCAACTCTAGATGCCGCCAATGCCGCAATCTCTTTAGGATCACTATAAATCCCTGGATATGCCATACGTTGTGCATTCTTAACCGTTTGGCTTTTTTTGGTTACTTTACCTTTAGACGCATAGCCATCAACCTGACCGCCTTCAGCCATCTTAGGAGGTGTCATAGCATTCATCGCCTGACCTTGCGGTGTCATCTGCAATATGTTGCTAGGTGGTTGCTGTAATGGGCTAGATGCTCCTGCGCTGAGCGGGGAGGGCTGTCCTTGCGGTTGTTGTTGTGGTTGCTGTGGCATTAACTGTTGGCCAGGCTGTTGCGGGTTCATATCGATCCCACCGGTCGGTAACTGTACGCCACCAGGTCCCATGTTGTTGCGCTCATTAGGATTAATAAACGCCTTAACGCCCATGTTAGGTGCTTCGTCTGCTCCTATGTTTGATATGTCTGTGTACGGTATCTTGCCGCCGGTCATTAGCGCCATGCGCATATGGTTAAGAGATGGTTGCACGGCGCCTCCTTCGGCTTTGTGTTGTATTCCATGCATAGCATAGAACTCTTGAATAGTCGGTTGATTCTCTACGCGCTTTTTTTCGTACAAGTCGTTGTACTTCTTATTGAGCTCAGTCCTTATCTTAAGGTCTGCTAACGTCTTCTCGAATTGTGCCCTATGCTGGCTAGGAACACCACCACCTTCAGCATACAGCGGCAGGCCATGAGTCAATACATCTTTGCGCATCTCTTCTGTTATGGGGAAGTGGTGCAAGACGGGTTGATAAACTGGCTCAAAACCATGTTGAGATCGCATTGCATTTGCCTCATTAATTACATCTAAGCTTTCTTTGGGGTATGCTAACTTGTGACCATGCAAATGAGTCTTGACACCATACTTCTTACCAATGCTATTGAGGATGTTAGGCACCTTCTTATCGTAAAAGCCTTTCATACCTTCGCCACCGACTTCAAGATCAAGACCAGAATATGTATGTTCTTTGTCTTGAGAAGCTATTTTTTCTGCCAATTCTTTTCCAATAAGATTTTGTATTTCATTTATATCTATAGGACCTGTTCTTGCAGTATCATAAAATCCATCACCATTTTTTTGATCAATGGTTACATCATATTTACCATTGCCTGTTGGCTTTGCATAAACCTGTCCAACATGATGTTTTAAACTATATCTATCTGCCTGCTCATGGCCTGGTGTTACAACAATACCATGGTAACCCTTCTCAGCAGCATGATGGATTAACCGCTTAAGTGCCATCTCTTCCCAGTTCTTTTTGAATGGCGCATTGGGTACTTTTGGGCCACCATATTGAGAACTCACATAATTATTATTTTCTTCTTGTGTTAATGGTTCATTACGAATCATTTTTTTTGTGATGTTCCATATTTCATTTGGATCAATGTATCCATGCTCACGACCTTGCTGATGCCAGTCCGACTGTAACTCTTCAAGGTGCAAAAGTTTTTTGTCTGCTCCGCGAGTTTGCACAATGTCAAGCATTGGGCGCATTGATTCAGGCATTGACAGCATGGCCGCTTGTGCTTCTTCTGGTGTTGAAAAGATTTGAGACTTGTTGCCCGAGCGCTTATTGACCAAGGCGTAACCCATGTCCCCAGGTGCTATGCGATCTTTTAATCGCATACTTGCAAGGATGCCACGCTCACCACCAAAATGTGAGCTAACCCCTTTAAATAAATCTTTTGCTTCTGGAGCCTTTATCAACATCTCACGGTAGTTCTCACCGCCAGGTAATGTTAGACCTCGATGATGCGATGTGTCTTCATCTATGTAGCCTTCAATTGAACTTTGCTTCTCATGATCTAACTGGCCGTAGGGCACGCCAAAATTCTGTTCGGCTATGTCATTAGCTCTTTGTAAGAACTCGGAGTCGCTCATCTTGCCAAGCACCTTCTCAACTGGTGCAACCATTGGGTTCTTTTGTGCCAGTTCAGAAACTACTTTGCGCGGTATAGCCTTGGCACCACTAACTCTTGTTGTCTCAAAGTAAGGCTCAACGATTTCTGTTCGCCCCTTATCGTCAGGCTTCTTAAGCTTAACTGTGCGCTCACGCGGTATCAACGGCGCACCAACTTCTTTGTCCATTCGACGGTCTATTATCTCTTGTGGCTTAACACCCATCTTAATTAGATGATTGACAATTTGCTCAGGACTAGCCTTCTCTGGCAATGTTTCTAACGCCCGATCAAGTGCCGAGTAAAATGGTTTACCTTTTCCTACAAGTTCTTTCATAGTGAGCGCTCTTCTATATCAAGGTGGTGGGCGTGGGTGATGCCACCCTTAGCAAAATGCTTTGGATCAACCGTGTATATCTGGTCAGGCGTGTAGCCATGCATCTCACTGACTGACTTAATCTCTCTGGGTGCCTCGTCTTGCTCATGCGCTACAAACACCCTGTGGCCGTTGCTCAACTTCCTCATTGCATCTATATCGCTCTCTGCTGGGCGTCCATGCTTACGGAGGAGGGATATGATGCCCCCCTTATTTAGGAGTGCTAGTCTCATCTGATCAGTGGTGGGCTTTTTACTCATGTATGGATTATGCCTCCACCCCAGTGCGAAGTCTACCGACCGCGATTGAATCGCGTTTATGCGCCATATGGATTGCCTCGTTGTTTCTTATTGAACTCCATCGCATCTATAGCATCCTCTGGGTCGTACTCATCCCGCGGTGGTGGGTCAATACTGATCCAGCCTGCATCCCTCAAGTACCTTAAGCCCTGGCTAATACAGTCCACAAACTCATCGTGCGCCGTCTCAGGGAAGCTACAGATCTGGCTCACCATCCCCTCCGCCCAGTCCCTGACGTATCCCTTGCGCTTACTGTGCTCCGGCACCCACACTCGGCCTGCTCGAATGATGTTGGCCACAATCGACAGCCTCTGCGTCTTATCCGCCCGTCCTGGGTTATAACCAATCACCGGCAGATGTGCCCGCTGTAAGTCCTGGATCAAGCTGATACCCGCCGCCTTATCCTCCACCAGTATCAGGTCAACTCGTTTCTTTTCCCGTCCTTCGCCGTAAACCACGTCATACTCATCGATCACTTTGGGGCGCAGGTCAGGGTACTGAAGCTTATCTTGCCAGCAGTCGGCCACCATCACGCACATGCCACCATCCAGTGGCTTGAACACTGCCAGCGTAATAGATCCAGTTGGGTCATTCTCATGGCCGTCTTTGAAGCCGCAATCATATGACTGAATAATGTACTCGAACTTGGGGAAGGGCTTACCGTCTGGCCAGAGTCTGAACCAATCGCGCTTAACAATGCCGCCTTCCTCTGGATCAATGATCTCAGCGTGGATCTCCTGGCGTCCTAGGTTCGTTCCTTCATACTGTAAGATCTGCTTTTGGAAGCTCGGCGCCAGGTTCTTAATATTGCTGTACGTACTGGCGCGGGTAATGACTACATCATCGCCTTCTCTAGCGATTAGATCCAACACAACATCTTTGGGCTTTGGTGTTGTGGAGCATATAAGCTTGGTCCTAGAACCCAGACGTATACCGAATTGGATCATGTCCCAAGAGTCTTGCAGGTACTCCCACGCCGCCAATTCGTCTAACCATCCACCATGGAACTGTGGACCTCGAAAGCGCTCAGGCTCGGAGGCCGGTATGCCCTTGATGAATGAGCCGTTCTTTAGATGTATCTCATGCAGGCTAGAGTTGTACTTCTCTACCAGAGCCGTCGGTATGACCTTCAGTAGTCCTGAATCACCCTCAAAGCATGTGCCCTTCAAGTCTCCACTGGTCGGTGCAGATACCAGCCAACGTGTACCAGGTTGCTCCCACGCCCAATTGGCCAGAGTCTCCGCCGCCGCTCTAGTCTTACCAGCTCCACGGCCTGCAAGCATCAGCCATATGTTCCACCAATCGCCCGACGGTTCGATCTGATGTTTGTGCGCCTCAACGTGTAACCAACGCAACTGCCAATTGATTACAGCCTGCTCAATTGGATTCTTTTTAGCGAACTCTTCCTGGATCTTTGGATCCTCTAGGATTGCTTCTAGTACGCTCATTCGCCGCTCTGGCGTTTCATCTTAATATTCTTAAGCAATTCGCCGAACACATCAATATTGTGCTCAATCACCACTGGGCTCGAATCACTTCCTGAGTGCTCCATTCTGGCCAGCTTTGGAATGTGATACTCCACTACGCTCTGGAACATATCAAACGCCTTAGCCGGATTAGGCGGCACAGCATAAGTACCGTCATCATTCTCTACACCTGCCGCAACCTGGTCGAGCCACGTAGTGAGCCTGTGAGCGTTTCCATCAACAAATGAGGCTATGGCCTGTCTAGCGTCCGCTGTGGCCTTGTTGGGGCTTCCCATTGGCCTTCCAGCACCCTTCTTAGGAGCATTCATAATACGCTCCCAATAAATTCAAATTGTTTATTTTGTTGTTAGCGTGTACTAACTTGTTTTTATGTGTGGTCATATTTCAGTCCTTTATCGCACATTCATTTCAGTGCTTATAAGTCTGAGTTTAACAAAATCTTAATCGTGTTGTCTAGATTTGTGGTGATTATGCAATTTTCACGGTCGTCGTCCATGATGATGACAACCCATGATTTGCTGTCTTTGTTCCAATGTATGGTCGCCCACTCATAGCCCATCATTAAGCTTTGAAGCTGTTCGAACTTATTTAAGTTATTCAAAGCTCACACCCATTACGCGTGTCTCCATGGCTTTATTTGCGCGGCGCAGGGCTTTGTTCTCTTCCTTGAGCCTTTCTATCTCTGTGCGCATATGATTCATTCTGCTGGATGCCTGGTCTAT